ATAGCATATACAGTGTGGATAGATGGAAAGCAATATTCACAAGACGCGTGGCACGAACATTACAAAAGAAAATTCATTGGCATAGAAGAGATTCCTGGAGGGATACAGGGCATTTCTACTACAACACTTTCAGTGAAAGAATTCTCGGAGTACTGTGATAAGATTGAATACGATGCAATTGAGCTTGGTGCTGAGTTAATTATAGGAGAAAGAAATGGCTACGGTGATTACTTGCAAAACGTTACCAAAAATTGATCCACAAGAGCCTATTTTTGTACTGAGAGGACAAGATGTTCTCGCAGCTAAAGCAGTTAGGGATTGGGCATCAAGAGCATTAATGGCCGGTTGCCCGCCAGAAAAGGTTAGAGAAGCCCTGAAGTGTGCTGAGGAAATGGAAGCGTGGCCAAACAGGAAAGTGCCTGATTAAATATGAACTCATACCTAAGAATTACAGTTATTTCAACAATAATGAATAATATTCATGATGAAGTATACAAAAAAGATACTGATTATAATTTGTATGTATCATTATTATGTAATCTACGGAATCATGTAGACAAAGTTGCACTGCCTATCTCAGGGGCAATTAAAACTTTAGAAGAGTCTCTTGAAGATGTATGAAAAAAGCAATGCTTTGGCTTAGATATAGGCCGGCACAATTTCTTTCAGTAATATTTTTGTTTTTGTTTTTGTTTTTTGCTTTTTTTGGCGAAGAGGATGATGAAGAATGAGTGGCGGACACTATGATTACAAGTATGAAATACTTTCCTCTCTTGCGGAAGAAATAGAAGATGATTGCGTTAGTGGAGAAATCCCATCAGACATTAAAGAATTCATGCTGTCAGTTGCTAAGCAACTTGATTCTCTCTCAGAAAAAGCAAGAGAAATAGAATGGTATATGAGTGGAGATCATGGAGAAGATAGCATGAGAAAATTTATATCTAGTTTCAAATAATGGAGATGACCATTTTCGTGGCGCCACGAAAATGGTCAGATTGCTATTAATTTAACCTTTATTATCTGTATTAATTTTAGGATCAGCTTGCATCTTTCCACGGAACCAGCTAGCTATCCCCAAGATTGGACTAGCTACGCCGATTAATGCAGCCATAGAACCGAGCATTGCTGGAAGGTATGAAAGAGTTTCTGTCTTTGTTTGAAAAAACATGACTCCAATATATGCTATGGCCACAACAACCACAGAGACGGTTAGATTAATGGCTACTGCAAATCCGATTGCAGGACGCCAACTATATGTAGGCCAATGCTCAGCACCAGCTTCAGATTGCATCGTCTTATTAATATCAGATGCATTCTGAATAGCAAGTTTCTGAAATTCTAATTCCTGCTCAAGAATTGCCTGACGGTATTTAATCACTAAATCAGGATTATCCTGTAAAGATTTCAGTGCTGCATCTCCACTTTGCTGACCGGTAACAGATTGCGCAATATCAATTGCCTTTTGCGCGACCTGCTCGGCTTTATCACTTCCACTTATCCATTTAACAAGTTGCGGAACAAATTGAGCTAAACCCATTGCTATCGTTATAGGGTCCATAATGTAACCTTTCTATTTAGAAACTGGAGGCAAAGTTTTTCCCTCCTTGAAGTCTTCAATTGTCAAACCGGCAGTGAATTGGAAATGAGGAAATTCTTTAAAAGTACTCCATCTTCCAGCCCAAGTAAGCCCTACAGATTCTCCAATAGACCCTATGTTATTCCATAATTTATAATCATCTTCTTCTGTAGTTCCCCATACAGGCTTTCCTTGTCTAAGTGGAACAACATCAAATGCACATTTCCAGTTATGCCATGATTGTCCAGGCATAGCATTTGTTACTTTTCTCCCTGGTTTTGTTCTTCCCTGGGCATAAAGTTCGGCTTGCGATGCATTATCACGGTATGTTGATGTGATAATAATATCTATCCCCTGACTATGACATTTAGCCAAAAATAACTCTGCTAAAGCGCGCACTCTGGGGAGTAAATCGTCAAGACTTCTGCTATTTATCATCTCGAATATCCTTGATTAAATTGTGGGAACAGAGCTGTTCTTCTAGCTTGTTCTTGTGCTATCCTTTGTACCTCTGCTCTGAGAAGGGACAAGTCTTGTCTAACGCTTTCTACCTCTGTCCTAAGAGCGTATTTTTCAGCAAGACCGGCGACAGTTTTTTCTAGATTTATAATAGACGTTCCAACCCAAGCTAATAGAATAACAATAATAGCACCAATAATTTTCTCTGCCGTCACGTTTCCCCCTTAAAGTTTTCGTATAAGTACACATAAAGCCGCTGCCATTGTGGCCAACAATGACTTAGCGTCTGAAAGATTATTAATATTAGCCTGAACCCAAGCTTTGGCTTGTTCTGGAGATTTAAATGTATTATCTTTTTTTAGATTATTAATATAATTAATTTCAGACGCTGTGTAATTATCAATAATAGCTTGTTCGATAGCTGGATCAAAGTTACGTAGAATTATATTAGCAGAAGTTTTTTGTGCATCGGTGACATCTTTTGCAAAAGAAATGCGCCATGTAGACTTGTCATTCCAGTTACCAATAGATACGCCGTCGATAGGACATACTGAGATAATTCTATCGTTAAGTACTTGAAGTATATTCATGCCAAAATTAATCCAGATAAACCAGTTTGAATATATGCCGCCCCGGCATCGCCATAAAAATTAACAGATGCTCCTGTGGCATACTCTAATGCTTGAAAGTAATGATACCCAAGTCCAGGGGCGCCTTCGTAAAAAGCCACTGCCGGACTAAATGTTCCTATCACATTACCAGAAGCAGCTGCGAGTAAAAATCCACCAGAGGTAGAGTCCAATCCAACTGCTACAGAACCGTTTACAACGGCGTTGGCAAGCATTAACGCCGAGTAAACAATCTGACAAGTATCTTCATCTGCGCCCCGGAAAACTGAGATACGCATTGTATTATTAGAATTCGCAGCACGCCAAGTCGCTGTACTGTAAGTCCACGAATCAGCAGAGTCTCTAACTAATGGACCAAAGGCCACACGATTGTTTTCATTGCCTCCGAATAACGTCGCTTCTCCACCTCCAGAAGCTAAGCTTCCAAGCTTCCAGTCCATCTGCGAAGAACCATTACTCCTCCACCACCCGACTAAACGGCCACGCTGAGCTCCAGGCCCGTTTGTAATGGCGTATTTATTTACTCTGACGCCATTAACATATTCTACTTCAGTAGTCCCGGCGCCTGTCCCTCTAGATGTATCTGTTGACCAAGCAGGTCCACGTCCTAAGCGTAACGTCCCAGAGTCATTCCATACAAATAAATCGTAGCCTTTATTAGCCGCTACCGCTGCTGGATTCTTTGTACTGTCCGTTGTTGTATTGGTTAACTGAGTGAATGAGTACTCCACCCAACCGGTACCGTCATAAAGAGCTATATGGTCCCCATTGTAAGGTGTGTAATAAATAGAAGTACTTCCGGTTACGTCTGAAACCATTACAGGGACGTTAGAAGATAAAGTCACCCTGCCATTAGCCGGATAGCCTGCATTGGAATAAAGTACATTACTAGCGTTATATAACCCAGCACCAAAAGTAACAGGTAAATCTGCCGCTACGAGCGCGCGGAAAGCTGGCGCAGCCGCTGCACCGGTTGTCGGACCAGCTAATACAGTATTAGCATTTTGATTGTCCATTGACAATGCTATTGTGCCGGAAGAGGTAATAGGTGAGCCGCTAACATCGAAAACAGAAGACGGTGAGGCCGTAAATGCGACGCTAGTTACAGTACCAGCGTTAGGAATATTCACCGTTACCGTATTTGATGCGCGACTAGCGGTTACTCCTGATCCTGTAAAATTGACAGTATCGACAGTACCAGTTGCTCCAAGATCCGACCCTTCATCTTGGAATTGAATTTGCGCCTGAGAGGACCCTGTTGCAGCAATTGTTATTGATCCTGCACCATTGGTGATACTGATCCCCGAGCCAGCAGTTAAAGCAGCAAGAACAGGATCGGCTCCAGTGGAGCCAATGGGTAATTGGCCATTTGTTGCAGCGCCAAGAGCTGTCTGTGCAGAAGTGCCTTGACCTAAAACCAGTGAGTGCGCAGTAAGTGAAGTGAAGTTATGCGGTCCGGCAAGACTAACTATAGTGGCTCCAGTTGTAGGGCTAACTGTGACTTGATTGGTTGTTCCTGAAACGCTCGTTACTGGAAATGCAATGGTGTCGTTCTGTGCTGCAGTTATTAATCCTTTGGAATTAACTGTAAACTGGCCAACTTGAGTTGTTGAACCGAAGGTTCCAACATTTGAATTAACAGTAGCTAACGTAGTAGCGCTGCTTCCAGCCGTTGAAATGTCTCCTGAGAGATTTGGAACAGCGCCAGTTTGCGTAAATACGCTTGTAACCGGAAACGCGATTGAAGCATTAGCAGCGGTAGTAATTAGACCCTTTCCATTTACCGTAAATGTTCCAACTTGCGTAGTTGAGCCAAACGAACCAACGTTCGCATTGACTGTAGCTAAAGTTGTAACACCTGTTGATGATAATGTGGCATCCCCACTAACAGATTGTGTTTGCCACGCCGACCCGTCTCCGATGAGAATATTTGCGGACGTTGCTGTTGTTGTTCCTAGAGTGGCCCCATTGATCTTAGCTACCGTTGGATTTGGGTATGTTCCTGAAAGATCGCCACCAGCAGCGCCGTTAGGAGGAACACTGAAGCTTATGTCAGCAGCAACAAGTGATCGGAAAGTAGGCTGTGCTGCTCCGCCAGATGTAGGCCCGGCAAATATCTTATTGGCTGTCTCCGTAGCAAGTGTGAAGGTAAGAGTCCCGGAACCAGTTACCGGGCTTCCTGTGATGTTATAGATTGGCGTTGAAGATCCATCAGCCAAAGCCACAGAAGTTACAGTACCTCCTGAGCTTGGACTTGTATTCGTGACAGTGATACTTCCTGCACCATTGGTGATACTGATCCCCGAGCCAGCAGTTAAAGCAGCAAGAACAGGATCGGCTCCAGTGGAGCCAATGGGTAATTGGCCATTGGTGGCATTTCCTAAGGCAATAATTGGAGAAGTACCTTGGCCTAATAGAAGTCCGTGATTTGTTTGCGTTGTGTAATTATGTGGTCCACCAAGGCTTATTATTACCGCTCCCGTACTTGCTGAGGCGATAATCTGGTTTGCTGTGCCGGTTAGGGAAGTAACTCCAGTGTTGTTAAGCGTTATAAGTCCTGGTGCCTGAACAATCTGAATAGCCGTTCCACCGGCCAGCGTCTTGAACTCAAAGTCTGTTCCAGTATTATTAACACCTAGAAGCTGATTAGAACTTCCTAATGGTGGAAGAATGGTTAGTTCTTGAAGTTTTTGGCGAAGTAGAAGAAACCAGGATTGCCAAGTCCAGTTTGTATTACCTTCTTTATCCGCAATCTTCTGTGTATTTGGAGGAGGTGGTAATGAATTAAAATTTGCTATGACATTCTCCTTTAATCTAGAACATAATCATTTTATCGACTTAGCCCTTGCTCTCGCTTCTGATTCGCTCATGCCGCGCCCCATAAGCATCTTTATTAACTGGTCCTCTTGTTTGCTGGTTTGTGCGCCTCTTGTTGTAGTTTTTGCTGCATAACCACCAGGAGCAGCAGCGGCAGGTTTCCCTATGGCCATGTCACCCAGATCTCCATTAGGGTCTTCAGCGCCCAACTGAGCAAGACCTGCACGTGTTTGAGAACTTACGCCACCGTATGCGTCTGTACGCGTTCCAGTATCGTTAGCGGCGTAAAGCATGTCTTCAGGGAGCATGCTTACATCTCTTGTAGCCTTGTCCGCCTCTTCTCGACGGCGACGGATTTGGTCACCTATAGATCCAGGCTCAAAAAGACCCTCCGCAGGTTTAGCTGCCTCGGCTGGAGTTTGTGTTGGTTGAGGTTTATTGCCGAACAGTCTTTGTAATAAAGACGGCTTGTCATTAGCTGCTATATTGTCATAGCCTACATATCCACCGGAGACGGGTTCTCCAGAAGAGGCTTGTAATAAAGCAAGCTCCTCTGGTGAGAGAGTTTGTCTATTCTGTTGAGCCATTACATATTGCAACATAGTTGGAATGGAGTTCATCACGCTTTCCTTTTGATTGTTAACATTAAGATCAATAGCCAAATTGTCTCATTTTACGACGGCGCTCAGATGCTTCTTGTCTACGCTTTCTTCCTTCCGGGGAATTCCTTTCGGCGGCTCTTGCCTGCCTATTAGCAATTCGTTCTTCTCTTGCAGCTCCCTTTGTCGGCAACCCTAAAGTACCACTCAAAGCCCTGCCAGGATGACCGGCAGCAATCTCTTGAACAGCGATTGGGCTCATGCCCTTAATGGCGTGAGCCGCTCTTCCGGTTATGGAAGTATCCTGCATTGGCGGCATACCTTTAGTAGACACGTACTCCTTTGAAAGCAATTGATTAGTTGTTTCCTTAGGAAGGTACCCTAACTTATTAATTGCAAATTGTGAAGGATCTGCCATTAAGTGAAATATTTCACCAAAGTGCTTGAATAGGTTTATAGAAGTACCATCCCCATACTCAACGCTTAAAGGATCTGGATTATCCCAGAAATGCGTTCCAGTGTAGTGCTGCTGCATTCCTTCCATGATTACAGCTGACATTAAGGCCCCTCCAAGAAAATACCTTCGATACATGTCATCAGCAACACTCATCTTTGAACCCGGAATAAATCCTTTAACAGTAGCCTTCATTCCTTTGTAACCACTTCTTACTGAAGAAGTAATCCAATCAGGCGCAAGAAGCGCAACCCTTAAAGCCCTTTGCCCCTCTGGATTAGTCAATGAAGTAAGTTGTGAATGAAGCCACCTGTTACTTACCTCATCGGTGACTTTACGCCAATTTATTCCGCCAAATAAATCATTCGTCGCGTGAACAACTTCTTCCAGAATTTGATCAGGACTAGGAACTTTTGCAGCCGGATCTTTGGCTTGAATTTTCGCATACTTAAGTAATGCTTTTTCATAAGCCACACTTGTTGTAGACAGTTTTGCCGAAGGGTGGAGAAAATTCCACAACAACCATGTATTTCCTTCCTGTAATTTCTCCAAACCTTTCGTAGGGAGTGAAAGTACCTTGCCTGCTATAGGGATTTTGTCAATTGAGCTAGATGCCGTATTAAGTAATTTTGAGACCATGCCAGGGTCCATATCGAACCCGCCATGAGATATTTTCAAACCTTTACCTACGGCTCTTTCGGCAAAGTCACCTGCTGATCCATTACGGATCATCTTATACATTGAAGGAATACGGGGTAATAATTTTGCTGATGCCATCCCGAGAGACATTGCAAGACCTACTTCGAGTAATGACTTATCATGAAACAATGTCATCGAAAGAAGACCTGTTTTGGCAACTGCGCTGATTGCAAGAGCGGTCATTAAATAAGGTGCGATATTTGTTGAGTAAAAAACATGGCTAAGTGATGGAACCATGTCTGGATGAATTAGTGTCCCACTAAGTTGCGGATGGGGATTTGGTTTATATTTTGTAAGCGTGGTTAATTCATTTTGTTCAGCTGCATTGAGGTTAGGTTTGTTTGCAAGTTTTGCTATGGCCGCAGAATTCTCTGCCCTTGTCATCAAAGGCTTTGCATTCATACCCTCTACTTTTACTGTTTTAAGAGTATCAATAAGTTCTTTATTAGACTCTGCACGGCCCATGGCTTTGGCGTATATATTGTCAATCTCTCCAAGATTGCGAGTCTTTGGCTCCAATCCCAAAGCAATTCCTGTATCGTAGTCAGGAATGAATTTTTTCTTGGCGAATCTTGTCTCAGCGCTTGCTGCAGAGAATATAGCTTTTGCTTTTTCCGAATCTTTCCATAATCCGGTTATATAAGTACCATCATCAATCAAAGAATCTACTAACCCCTTCGCCAATGCCCTATCACCAATATCTTTCACAAATTCCTGATGAGCAACTGCCGCCGCTTGCTCATTTGGTTTAAGCGTGTGAATCTTTCCTGCTTGAATAGCACGAATTACTTCTTCCTGTCTTGCGGCGTCGGGAACTAGTTTATTGATAGCGTACATATGACGATCGGCCTGTAGACTACGAGTGGCAAGCAATCCTTCATGTGTCGAAATAATAGAGTCAACCTGTTTTGCAATTCTTGGATCGCGTTTTAGTGATGCAAACTTCTTTAAACCTATTTCTGCTGCCTCATCTGCCGCCTTGCTCATACCTCTAGCAGCCTTTAAAGCAATTGGACCTCCAAGAACAAGAGCAGCTCCAATCATTGCACCCTTAGCCTTATCATCGGATAGGTAGCCTCCAATAGCAGCCCCGCCAAGTGTAAGTCCTATCCACTTGGCCATTTCCGGGTCCATTACCCCGCGTTGTCGCATGCCTAATGAGGTTTCCCCAAGTTTCAATTGTGGCTCTTCTACCTTAGAAGCAACCTCAAGAGACGTTTCTGGAAGTTTTGATTCCACAAAAGCCTTAGCTTGACTTGGGTTCATGACTGCTGCTTCTTTGGTTGCAACACCCATCTCTGGAAGAACTTCCAGGTAAGTCTTGATGTCAATCAATTCTTTTGCCTGACTTGGGCTCATTGTTTTTTTAGACATTAATTCTTTTGCTCTAGCAGCAAGACTTGATGGCTCTTCTCCTACAGCCTTGGCTTCACCTGTTTGTATTCTTTCTTTCGCTGCCGCCGCTTCTTGAACAGACTCATCACGAATATCTGGGTCATGAAATGGCATAGGCTCTTCTGCTTTTGCAACTCTGACCTCTTCAGACTTCTTTAAGTCTTCAGTCATTTTTGCAAAATCTGAATCAGAAATTTCTCCAGATACGCGTTTGGTTTTTAATTCATTAGCCATGCGCCCAAGATCCGCACGAGCTTGCTTTGGCGTCATGACTGCGGCAGATTCTTCTGGAGGAAGCATTAACTGTACTTCTTTTCTAAGTTTTAGGAAGTTTCTATCTGAATCAGGATCTACATTCTTTAGAGGAGATGTAAGTTCATCAGCCTTATCTTTTGGGACGCCATGTTCTTCCATAGCCTTGCCCATTGCCGTCATGATGTCATCACCTTCCTGCATGTGATAATCAGCAGATGACATTATCTCTTTCGGCGGGACTTTTTTCATCGCACCAGCAATACTTCCAAGGACACTAAGCGATGCAGCAAACCCTGCATTTATTTTCATGTCTTGAGCAAGCTTTGCTGGATTAATGAATCCCTGTTCATCCAACTGTTGCGCAGATGAAATAAGTCCTCCAACACCGGCGCCTGTTAACCCAACCTCAGCTGCTTTTCCAGTTGCTTCGCCAACTTTGCCAAGCCTGGCGCCAATCATTCCTAGTCTCCCGCCAAGTGATTCCCAGAAAATTGGAAGCAGTAATTCAGGATCAGCAACTACAGATTTGTAAAGTTCCTTTGCAAAAACTTTTGGTTTTGATACAGCGAAATTAACAAGTTTCTTAAGACTGAAATTCTTAACCTCCTTACCCATAAACTCTCTGCCATCATTAATAAGCTCCTTCATTGGCTTATTAAAAACACCTTTCCGATAAGCATTCACTCCATGAGCAATCATTGAGTTTTCAGTCCATAGAATAACCGGATTAAATTCATTTTTTGGAGCGAGGACAGAAAGAACTTTTCCTAATGGGGTGTCAGGATAACTACCGAAATCTCGTTCCAAATGAGAACCGAATTGCGGTTCATCAACAGGATCAGAAGATGCGTATTCTTTCTGTGCCTGCTCATCAGGATCGACAAATTGTTTTGCTGATTCCATGACGCCAAAGTTGTCCGTGACATTTACTGTAGGACCAACACTTTGGACTGCCGGATTTTTAGCCGCAGGAGAAACTATGGGTGCTGGATTTATTTGTGGAGACGATTGACCAATAGATGTTGGTTCCTCATCTGGGTCAAAGAAATTCATTTAATTTTCCCGCGTTTTTTTCCTTCAGCAATTATTACTTCAAGTGGAATGCCTTTATTACGGGGGTCCGCTTGAGCACGAGCAATCCAATCCTGCGAACTAGTTCCTTGAGGATTAAATTCAGTTTTCTGAGATTCTTTACCAAGAACCCCAAAACTTATATTTCCAAGAAATGATCCTTTATCTGGCATCTTGAGTTCGCCATTGAGAATCATATCATTAACTTCTTCTTGCATTAATGATTCATAATCAACACCTTTATTCTCCGGATCTGACATCGCTGTTTTTGCTCTTGATGCAATTCTTTCAGATATTGCATCAACGGTATCTTTCGGAACAGTTAAATAATCATTTCCAAGAATTCCACTAAGAACATTATGTGCTGAAATTCTATCTTCTCTATTTGGCTTCAATGCTTGTAACATTCCCTCGCGCTTTGCGGCATCCATACGCTCCTTATCTTTTTGCGTCTGTTGCGCAATTGCAATACGCGCATTTCTGGCTTCTTTTAAATCTTTGTTTTTCTCCTGTACTTCTGATCTTTTCATCTGTTGTTCTGGAGTCATTGTCGAAGCAATAGCCGCTTCAATATTCGGCTGATCAACTTCATAATTTCCAGTATGCCATTGTGGTAAACGACCACCATTTGCCAGATATTGAAGTATTGCAGGGCGATATGATTCTTGATCACTAACTGAACCAAGGTAGTTCTCTAATGGATGTTTATTTTTAGGAGCCATTACTTTTTGATACTCCGCAATGGCACTTTCAATATTGTCAGTCGGACCTGCGCCAGAAAATCTTATAAGCATATTGTTATCTGGGCGCTGGTAGGAGTCGCTTTCAATATCTCCTGATCCCCCTGGTGCTCCTGTGTATCTGCTTAACATATTTACCTTGTAGAAGGAGTGAATTTGGTCCCCATATTCATAGCAGAACCAAGGATTTTAAATTGAGGGTTAACCATACTAGAACTTCCTCCAAGATAAGGGGATACTAAACCAGTAGGAAGAGAGAACCCGGAGGTAGCGTATCTAGTTGAACCAAGCGGGTCATTCCGCTCGTTAACTCCACCTCCCCATACTTCAGAACCTCCACTTGACATAGCACCTCCACTACCACCACCGCCTTGGTTAGCCCAATCAAATTGTTTAGCTAAAAGTGATCCTGCAGCCCCTGGACTTCCAGTGTTCGCCCCGCTTAATTGTGCAAGACGGCTGTATTGATCTTGTAAAGCCCCACCGGAAGCTCCGGCGATTCCAGCTGCTTGTTGAAATCCCTGTCCCTGCATACCTTGAGACAATCCTGCCGCCGCTCTTAAGTCGGAAAGTTGTTGTGAATAATCTTGAGAAGCTTGCCCTTGAGCCTGCTTTTGTAACTCACTCATAATATTCCCTGAACCAAGAAATCCTCCCGCGGCTTTAGATCTTGCAAGGGCTTGCTGTCCTTGTTCCATCGCAAATTGAGAACCTGGGGTCTGTGTAATGGAGTCCTTATCAGTCATAAGCTTTTCGAGCATGCTCATATAAGGACCGCCCATTGGTTTTTGGGCGGCATCTCTCATTGAGCTTATATCGGAGTTCACTTGTCCCTGTTGTGGGCCTTGCATGAGGTTTTGTAGAAGTCCTTGATATTGTCCGCGTTGTTCAGCAAATGGATCAGCAGCAGTAGCTGCCTGTGTCGCGACAGATCCCGCCAAGCCAGGAACAGCAGCCGGAAATTGCTGTATAGTGTTTACAGGAGCTTGTTCCCCATAACTCCTATTAGGGTTATACCCGCTTCCTCCAACCGCTCCCAATCCCCAAGTCATTAGAATGCTCCTTAAAAAGCACCAACGTCGATATCAATCTCTGCGGCAAGCAACCGCAATGCAGTATTCCCCGTATTTCGAAACTCAAACGCCCTTCGGCGAGCAGAACCGAGAGATGATATTTTTGCTCTATTCTGACTCATCGGTATTCCTCGGTAAAGACTGTAAGTTTGATAGTCGTCATCTGTAAATCTTACTAGAACATTTGTAACTTCTTTATCCCCTACAAGTTCAAGTCTTGAGTATCGTTTAGAAAACATAACCCCGAAATCAAGAATAGCCGTTCTGATTTTTACATCAATAGGGTAAGTCTTATCTTGATAAGTCGATGGGCTAAAAGTATAAACAGCTCCAGTAGTCCTATCAACAAGATAATCAACTCCATCCCCATAGGCATAATATACCCCAGGGAAGAAGGTTTCTGTATAAAATACAGCTGTTATCGTTCCAGTTATGGAACCGGTAACCGTACTAGCAGGATAGTAACTAAATTGTGAAGTAGAGTTAACGGTTGAGTCATATCGAAGATTAAATGAACCATTCACTGCAGAAGGCGTAGCTCCTGCTATAACAACCGGGTTTCCATCAGACTGTCCATGAGCGGAAGACATGGTTATTAAAATTGACCCATCAGACTGAACAACTGCAGAACTTACTGATGCAGGACTCGCCGCTGTCATTGTCGTCCAAGTATGCCACTCAGATGTTACTTCATCGTAAACTAAAGTAATGGCACTGTTAACTAAAGTTAACACATAAAAGAAATGCCCGTTAGACTTGACAACAAAAGCGAATACTGAAGATAAATTATCTCCATTTAAAATCCTGTCTACATAGGGATTTGAAATAAGTTTAGGCGTATAGCCTTCTAATTTCATAATCGATCTACCCTTCTGCCTTGAGTTCGCCATGAAATAAATAGTGTTATCAGCGAAAGCTAGAGAACCGGAACTACTACATCCAATTTCTAAAAGCGCATTCTGTACTTTGCCTAGGGGGCTTCCTGGCGAATTCCCTGCGTCGTAAAAGAACTCTGTAGAGTATTGTTTAAAAGCTACGATGTAATTTAATTGCCTTGCCAATACGATCGCTGCATCGGCTTCCGCGTTTGCTGTTATAAAGTTCAATGCATTCCAGGAAGTTGGATCATTCAAATCTGATCCAAATATTACGCCTTGTGAATTCATCACGTATATCGTTCCATCAAGGTATACAACTCCTGGAACTGTCAGTGCAGGATAATCACCATCAGTGACTTGCGTCATGGTCGTACCATCGTAGACCCACGCATATAAAGAAGTCTTAAGAAAGACCTTTACAGGAACAGATCCACTTGCAGGAATAAGAGTGAAAGAAAATGGCTCACATGAAGTTACGGTAGGAGAAAATGGAGTCATGGTGATGGTACCGACTGAGGGATTTGTTGCTCCAGCAGCAAAGAACGACTCACGAAGATATTTCGTCCCGGAATTAAAGTATCTACCACTACCTATATACATCGTGTTGTTATGAACAACATGTGATGCAAAACCATATGACGCACCAACCATAGATGAATTAACAAGCGTCCAGGTTATACCATCCGCAGAAGACCAAAGATCAGAGAATGATGAAACAAGATTCGAGGCTGTAGCCCCTATGGCTATCCATAACTTAGAATTGTATGTCCAGAACGCTACAGCCCCCCTGGCAGAGAATGCTGCAGATGCTTGTATTTGAGTCCATGTAACACCATTATCTGTAGACTTCCAAACATCATTGAGCGCAGATGCCGTGAACCCGGCTCCAATATAAAGATTTGCCCCAAGACTCCAGGCCGCAAAAAAAGATCGCCCCAACCATAATGCAGTATTGTTTACTGTAGTCCAAGTTACTCCATCTGGAGAAGATTCAACAACATTAGCGCTGAATGAATAAATTTTGTCATCAGAGTGAACTACCCATGCTGAAGGATTACTTCCACCGCCTAACGTTACTGATGCGACATTTGTCCAGGTTACTCCACTATCAATTGATTTCCAAACACCAGGAGATGTTCCTACTAGATATATATAAACTGATGTTCCTATGGTGGCTGTAAGATTTACTGTATTAAGAAGTGATCCTTGAGGGCCAGTAACTGAACTAGCTATAGATGACCAAGTGGAACCATTGTCATCAGATGCATATACATTCTGGCCTGTCCCAAATGTACTTGTATTTCCTATGGAAAGAAGGCGGCCTGATACTGAAGCCAAGGAAGGATTGTTATTTGTAGCTACAGAAGAATTGGTCGCCGGCATATTCGGAGATGCAACAAACAAAGACCAACTAGTGCCTGGAGAATAGGTTGGCGGTGCCTGGGTCGTAGTACCCCATGAACCTCCAACGACTACCAAAGCTTTCCCGTTATACGTTATTGCCCCTTCTGCGCAACCTAAACCTGCATTCCATGTAGACAATAACCCTGGTCTTTTTTGGATCATCTTCCCTAATGGGGTATTCTCCAAATAAGCATTAACTAAAAGTCCATCCTTACTTATAGATGAATCTCTATTGGCTAGGATTGCAGATAGATCAAGTCTCTTGGTTTCCATTTTCTTCTTCAATAAAAAGATTTCTCCATCCTGATTCAGTTATTCGCTGGATTCGTTTTTCTAAATATTCAATTCCTTTTTGATCCATTACCTACTCCGCGTATCGTGAGTGAAGTAAGTACTTGCCTCTTCTACACTGAATGCGAATGCTTCCGAAACATACTGTTCATATCTTTGTTGAACCCTACGTTCAGTCCTATCGTCTACTCCATAATCTGGTAAGACTTCGTAAGCTAAACCCCATTTAAGAGCATTTAAAAACTCTTGAGGGAAGTCGAAAAGATCAACAGCAGAAGTAGTATCATTTATAATGACTTGCGCCATTAAATGCATCGTGTTATCTATCTGCTCACCAGGGACTGTATAAACATATAAGGTTCCATTATCATTCCCAACTTCAAAAGCTGGGTTATACCAAAACTGACTAGGGACAGTCCCATTGGTCGATTTATTACCAAGACGGTTATAGTCTTGACGAGAGATCATGAAAATAGGTTGATCATAAGTGGTCGTGTTATTTCGTATAAAATTTCCCTGATCGAGAATTCTCTGAACCCTTGAGGTTGTTAATCCGATAGGAACAATAGTGATGTCTTCCCCGGAAACTCCGCCTGATGGGAAAGATAAGGTAGGAGAAACATAACCAGATCCAGCAGCGGTAATCGTTACGGCGGTGATTGTTCCTCCACTGACAGTATAAGTCCCGGTAGCTCCAGTTCCTCCACTGTCTGTTATACCTAAAGCATAAGTCCCATTAGTCCCTGATCCTCCGTCGGTAATTGTAATTCCAGCGGTTGATAAATACCCTGCTGTAGGACCTATTGGGTAGGACGGAATGGAGGCAACCATAGGAACTTCAATTTCTTGAATTTTCCACAAAGTTGCCCCTTTATTGATCCAGGCTTTAATCATGAGATTTAAAGTCTCAGAACAGAATTGGTAATCTTCAGGAGAAGGATTTTGAGTCTTCCCAATTTCCCCTAGAGCGCGAAGAACTGCCTTTATCAGGTCATTCCTGGTAAAAGTAAGACCAAACGATGAAGACATGAATTACCTTTCATTGATCTACATCTGGAATATCAGTTACTGGCGGAGTAGATCCATCCGGCCTAGTTGCAGAGTTTACAAACTGTGGTTCACCTCGTTGTCTTGACCAGGGAACTCCGGATGGGTCTGGAACGCCACGAACAAAGTCTTGAGGCTGTCTAGGTTCCCAGCATTTCTCGCAGGTCATTAAGCCATCCCATTGAAGCTTTAACATGGAAGATTTACGCTTTTGTCCGCATTGGTCGCATAGGGCGTTCCACTCGCCTTCTTTATAATAGTCATATCCCATATCAATATTTCCCAGAAAGATCTACAAATGCTCCTTGAATTCTGGCAGTAACATCAGGGGTACCTGAACCAATAGATGAAATTCTCCATGCTAAACCGGTTTTCTCCGGGATCATCATCGGAATATCATGAGGCAATACAAATGGAGTAACACCATTTGGAGAAATGTGAAATATATTATCTCTTGATAAAACACCTGACGATGAAAATATCTCTTGCGTAAAAGTATGAATATTAAGATTAGTTGCGCTAGAGGTTCCTATTGTTTGTTTAAGAACTAAATAAGCAAATCCCGCAGGTACCATTATTTGAGAGTTTTGACTCAATGAGATCCCAACAGCAATATGAGCCAATGTGGCCCCACCGCCGGATACCCTAGCGGTAATATTTCCAGCATTCACTTGACTACTTCCAGTAGTTAAAACATTCATTTGATTAATATGGAAGTAATCTTTTTTTAATTGAACAATATTTGTCCCATTTAATGTGACAGTTTCCGTAGTAAGCGCATGCTGTGCTCCAACGCCAATTATGTTAACAGTTCTCGCTCCAGTTCCTGCAGCTGTATCATTGGCAGAACTTGATAGAATTTCAACAGCTGTACGATTAGTTCTCCAAGAAAAATTACCGCCAGTCCATATATAAGCCCCAGCTGTTGCATTTGGAAGAAATCCCTTAAATGCCACTCTTTGCCATGCTTGAATATTTCCTAAAGAAATCTCCGAAAAAAAATCTCTATTTATTTGGATATAATTTATATCCTTAAAATGGCTCATTAATATACTTTTCGCATTTTTAGAATAATAGAATAAGCATCTCCATTACTCGCCCCTAAGGTCGTAAAACGAATATCTCCAGTCTTTCCAGCCCCTGAGTTGTTTTTAAGTAAAGCATCTTCAAAACAAATATGATTCCCAGCTCCAGGAGTTAGAACCCAACATATAACGTCTGTAGTAGCGTCCCAAAGGATCTCTACCTGCATCCCTTCAAGACTATAAATAATCTTTTCGATTATTACTTCAGTTGGAAGTCGTCCATTGAAACCAGAGAGAGTAGAAACATCTACTTTAAGTACAGCGCTCTCTCCGGTTCCATCACTTACGTTCGTAAACTTAATTACGGCATAGCGTGGACCTTCTTCAAGTATCTGCGTTGTAACAGCATCGGCCATAACAGTATCCTAATTATGCTGGATCAGCAGCAGTCCACCCACCGGAAATGACATTCATGTTTGCACCCCATTCATCTCCTGCACCAGCAGCAACATAACCGCCAGTATTAGAGTAAGTGCCGGAAAGATAATTAAGAGTTATAACATTCCCAGCTACGCCTCCTGTCAAGTCTATACCTCCACTACTAGATGCCGCAGTAAATGGGCCTATGATATTTCCTTGAACTCTACTTCCTTGAAGCTTTGCGGTTATATTCTTCGTATTTGCGAAGAAATAATTGTTAAGTATCTGTATTCCATTAGGCTGACAACTTGTAGCAAAGATGCCTTGTGACATGTTATTAAAAGTATTGCCATCGATTAAGGCATTAAATACATTTTCCGTAAAACTTGTTGCTCCAATCTTTATCCCAATGCCTGTTCCAGCAAAACGATTGCCGATAATCTCGGCATGAGATGCATCTCGCTCGTCATCACCGGAAGCAGCATTACGGACCAATTCAATACATCCTGCATTTGCATCAATTGAGGTGAAGAGAATATTTGTAAAACGCCAGCCTTGCTGAAGAACTCGAATAGTAGCCTGCGCTGCAGTTCCACCAGAGGATGGAGGAGCCCATTGTGCAGCAGCAAAATTCCCGCCAACTGGTGTGGCATCTGCATGTCGTGGACGATTACCAGTACCGTTAATCCATACATCAAAGATGTTAATAGGAGTTACAAGTTGTTCAGTAATTTTTCCGCAAAAGTTAATCACGTCACCAGACTGAACGAATTCAAAAGCCTTTTCCATAGTGAGGAATGGAGTCTGCGGGCTTTTACCATCATAACCATTACCGCCGGCATAGGCATTTACAAACCAAGTATTTCCATATCCAAACGATCTTGGTGATGGGCCAGTACTGACTAACTTAGAATTGCCACCGAAAATCGGAACTCCGAAACTTGTAATACCATTTGGAAAATTAGTAAATCCCATGATAGTCTCCTAAAAAAAGTGCCCCGAGGATTCGAACCATCGGCTTACCCTAGCCAGGGACACATAAAGTTTTACTTCTTTAATTACTTCTTTATAGGTGCAATCGGTTTAACCTTAGGTTGATCAGCAATTGGCTTTTCCGGAACCTTTGCAGGTACGGTATTAGGCGCATTACCATAATCTCCACGATTTTGTTTATTCATTTCATACTCCCAGGTTTAACTTTATATTGAGAAGTAGAAACCACTTTGACTCTTTTTGCCCTAGGTCCACCGCGTCTAACGGTTTCCTTTAAACCACTTACGCCTTTCAAATTTCCTACACCTTTCAAAGTGGTTTTTACTTTTATGGGCTTCATTTCTTTTTCCCTTTAGCTGCCATTTTAGCCATCATCGTATTTCCGTATTTCTTACGACCAATAACAGCTGCTACTGCTTTAGGATTAGTTACCTTAGAGGTAAGTTTCTTTGTCAAAGTTTTAAATCTAGCACCACTTCCCAATTTCGCTTTCATTTCTTCACCTTTCTTAAGGGCCTTCAGATCCGAAAAGACCCAGAGGGTCACTCCAACCAACAGAGAACCTCTGTACAGCTGAAGTCAAGGCATTCTTAGTCCCAAAGTCATTGTCTTTCTCAACAACAGGCTTCATTCTGGTGTATCTACGTAGTCCCCTTGGAGCATCTGTACGAACAAACCAAGAATTAGGAGCGTCTAGATAATGACACTGCATCACACCACCAGGAATTGCATTGGTGGCTTTCAAAACACCAATGGCGTTGTTAGCAGTGTCATTTTGAAATACAGACTTCAGAATCCTATTTGCATTCCACCAATTACTCGGGTGAACTATAAGCTTCTGTGGTTTTAACGCGATGATTAAACCGCGATCATCTGTCGCAAGAGACATTTGCGTAATAATATCTTCTAAAGCTGTTTCATTTAAATCAGAAGAAGATGAAAGAATGTTAGAAAACGTCCCGCCTGTTACATTAGGATGAGAAGCACTCAATAATGGAACACCATCAGAACCTGGGAAACTGGTATCAAATGCGTTATTGTAAACATCAGCGCAAATAATTTCTTCAGTTATACGATGACTCCTTGCTAAGGACTGAACTCTAGTCTGAGAAACTTTTTCATATAAATTATCCATAAGCTCTTCCATGGTTACTATGTAACCAAGGGCGTAAGTCGCATGGGTATAACGAGTGACCTGTCCTTGCTCTTCAGAGTCATAGATTATTTGAGCCCCTTGCGACTTTAATTGTGCAAGGCCAAAAGAAGTAATCTTTACCTCTTCTTCATAATTCTTCTCTGATTGTTCTTCATCGAACATATCAGGCCATTCTTTAGGATAGTCATTATAATCCCTACCCCACCAAGCCATTATTCCAGGCCAAAGTGCTTTTGGATGATTACCAGTTGAAATTATTCCGCCGATAGGCATGATATATCTCCTCTATTAAGCAACGGCGGTTGTGCCGCCCATTAATTCATGTTGGTTAAACATAACCAGAAGCTTAGTATTTGCAGTTAAATCAACACTAGGATCTGGAACCTTACCTAGAATCTTTAGTTGTAAAGAATTCGTCGTGTCAGTTGTAGAAGCGTTTAATTCTGTAGACGCGAATGGAGAAATCCCACTAGGAGCACCAACAACAAAATTTGCATTTGAATTAAGGTCTGAAGTTGGGAAATCTGAGGAATTATTTGCTTGTACGGCGAAAACAACAGTAGGGTCATCAACAACAAGAACATAGTAATCTCTTGTTTTAGTTGCTGGAATTGGACCAGGAGGACTAGATTGATCTTGAGGAACAACCGCAACTATTACACCTCTACAAACGTTTCCAGCAGCAGCTAGCGTAACAGCAGAGACTCCATTTGCATCTCCACCAGCGAAACTTTTTACTACACTTCCAACGCCATAAATAGCGGTGTCTGTACTAAGAATTACATAAGTATTAACGGTCTGATTCCATGTCATACCACTTAAGTGTTTGACAGGAGATAGCCCGGTTGGTCTATCAGAATTTGCCATTTTGCGCTCCTATTTTTTAGTGAATACAAGAGGGGATTTATCATTTCCACTAAATGGATTACTTCCATCTGCGGAATAAAATTTACTTCCTGAAACCTCACTTTGGCGTCTTTGTATTGACATAAGACGTTTATTTCTTTGTTCAGCAAAATAAGCCCTGTTTTCCTCTTTATATTCAATTGGTATTTTCATTAAATAAGCTCTTAATGAATTTCCATTATCTAAAGTCCCAACGATCATGGAAATCTTATCTCCAAGATCACTTGAGTCCGGAGTTACCCCGGAAGCGCCAACAGCAAGATCAATTTCACTAGGAGAAATGAATTCATATCCACCCATGAGAGCCATTTGAATCCTAGATCCTATATCATTTATCCAAGAAACTTCATACCCTGGAATATTGCCAAGAACTGATGTTTTTACTCTAGGAACTCCAAAAGGAATTCTTGCCCTAGGCTGCCTTTCGGCAGCTCTTTGGAGTTCACTGCGGACTACAGTGTCTTCAGAATCTTTAAAAGAAGATTTAGAATCCTTAGACTCCACATTAACATTCATATCAATCCCATTCATATAATTCAACATATTTTTCTCGCGTTAGTATACCACTCTTGACAAATTTGTCACATTTATCTTTAGCTGCCTGCGGAAGGTCAGAATAGGTCTTACTTTTAGACTGACCTCTACTCCCACTACCACTATAGGTAGATGTATTCCTTTTTGGATTTTGGAATTTCTCAGGATGTCGCTCTTTTACTATTTCTGTAACTTTATCCAGAAAACTTCTCCCAATTAAACCAGATTTTTGAAGATTCAGTCGAATAGCAACCTCTTCTGCAATTTCAAAAAGTTCTGGATTTTTCTTTTGGTCAAACCATTCATTGTCCTGATGCCATTCATTAAAAATGGTCATATCCGGTTTTGGTTGTTCTTTGAGTTCAGTTTTTTTAGCTTGTTCAGATTTATTTGCCTGTTCTTGTTTTAAAATTTCTATACGATCATTAATCTCATCAACAAGATCAAGATCGTCTTCTTTGGTGGCCTCTTTTCTTTGTTCTTTCAACTCAGTTAATGCTCTCTTGTAGGCATTTTCACGCATCTTCGAAAACTCTTCAGCAAACTGTTTTGTAGTCAGTTTAACTTCTTCAAGTTCTCTCTTCGCCGCATCGAGATCTTTTTGCAATCTCTCATTATTTTTTCGTAAGATAGGATTTATCTCACGACCTTTCTTTACGAAAGCAGGAGCATCCATCCAATCTTCAGGATCACCTTTATAGTTTTCTTTAGGTACCCACCCATTATTACGAGCTTCTTTTTCTATAATTGGGTCTAGTTGTACTTCTTCTTGATTTTCAACTTGGTTTTGATTTTCAAATTGGTTTTCAACTTGGTTTTCATTCATAGTAAATCTCCTTCATTTAAAACAGCGATGACATCGAGGTCATTAATGACTCGATACTTAATACCTTTATTTTTCCAAATTTGCCCAGCGAATTTGGCAATCATTACCTTATCCCCTGGAGAAGCCCATTTTCCTCCGACAGTTTGATCTGCCCAGGCGCTTGGACCTACAGATACTACCGTTGCGACTATTCCTTTCATTTCCTCCTTTTCTGCGATCTGTTCTGGAATTAATATCCCTCCAGATGTTTTCATTTCCACTTCTTCCATTCTTACGCATACTCTATGTCCACAAGGAAATAATCCTGACTCATTCATTCCATTCTCCTTCTAAAAGATCTGCTAATTGTTGAACCTTGCCTAAAGCCCTAGAATTCAATTGAGATGTTTCCTCAATATCCTTTCCAGTAAAAGCACCATTACTCCATGCCTCCATTAAATCTCCTTTCATTTGTTGAAGATCTTTAAAAAATTCTATCGTTACTGGATGTTTTTGCCACTCTAAAAGTTCTTCTCTATTCATTTGTATTTCCTTTAATTTCATTACTCCTTACATCGTTTAAAAGCTTTATAGATTTTAATAAACTATCATGGTGAATCTTCGCGGCACCTATCTGTGCATTTATTAAAGCAATTTCCTCATCCATCTTCGCCGTTCCTGCTTGTTCTGTATATAAAAGAGCCTGAGCCTGTAGATTTATAATCTTCGCTTGATTAAGTTCTGCTTCTGCTGTAAGTTCAAGAATTTTCATCTTTTCATTAATTTGCATTTGAATCTGTTGTGAATTTAATTCCATCTGTTTCATTTGCATTCTCATCTGTTCAACTTGAATCTGTACAGGAGGTGGAGATTGAGGTATTTCTTTAACCAAAAGTTTATCTATTCCTGGAATCTTTAAAGATTTTAAATACATCCTTTCTACCTCTAAAGGATTATAAAGAGGATTATTTACAGAACCTTGTTTTACAAGTGTGGCTTGTTGTTGTCTTTGGGTGTCAGACATGTAATTAGGATCTGCTGATAAACCTATAGTAGTTTGAGGAATCTGGTAAGCCTCTAAAAGAATCTTCTTTCTCTCTCCATCATATTTAAATGACTGAGAGCTATTCATATAAAGCTGATTAAGGCGATACATCTTTTTAAACTCATCCCTCATTGCTCTATATGTTCTTTTATAAATTCCTGAAAAGACTTGAAGACCTTGTTCAATCATTGAATTCATTGTCCCGGTTTTAGTATTCTGTCCTGGGTTCTCTCCAGCAGTAGTTTCTGTAGAGCCTGCGATTCTTTCACCATATTGAATTAGCAAAGACAAGAGTTGAAACAAGGTTTGAGATGGCTCTCTCACTGGTAAAGGGTAAATAGATTTATTAAGATCTTCTCCTGTTGAATCAACCCGTTTCCATTCAGATGGTGTAAAAGAATAACTTCCTCCTTTTACTCTAATACCTCTTCCTAAAAATCCACCACCGGCATTAGACATTGTTCCAGCGTCGATTAATTGATTGATCATCGTATCAATAGCTTTATTCACCGGTCCTAAAAGAGTTCCAAAACCTAATGGGTAAAATCCGCCATCAGGAGAAGGAATGAATTCATATTTCGTATAAGGGTTTTCTGGAGTTATACAAACAACACCTTTAGAACTTCTTTTTATTCCTTCTTCAAAGTAAGCTGCTCTAAGTCTTAATAGTTTTGAGTTGTCATGTCGTAAAGTAGCGACATAAGGTTCTTTATAACCATCATCATCTAAATCTAACCAACAGTTCTGTTCAAGAAGAATAATTGGTTGAACTTGATCTTGATCAGGATTTACACCTTGTAATTGGTTTCTAACCATTGCTAAAGGACCTAAAAGCTCAGGTCTTTGATTATTACCATCAGAATGTAGGAATAAACCGTATCTCTCTTGTTCTATTAAATAGTTCTCATCATGATATTGAATATGTGTAGTTCTTGGAGACGAGGAGAGATTGGTTGTCCAATAATTGACTACTAAGTCTGAAGGAAGCACAAGATCACTATTATTATGTCCTTGAACAACGTCGAAATAAGTCTTTTTAAATGCGCATCCTAAAATTGCTTGAACTAAGAAAAGTTTATCCTGTTCTTCTTCCCAATCGGAGTCTTCCTCAAAGACTTGCCAAGACATATGTTGAGAGATTAATTCAGCAGTGTCACTTAATTGTCCTGTAGGGTCATCCCCGTAAATACAGCAATTAATAATATCAGGTTGTTGAATTAGGGCAGGGTAGATTCTAGAATGATAAGAAATAGCTGCTACTGTCATTAAAGGAAATTTAACATTAGAAGCATCTGGCCATGGGAAAGTCTTTACTTCTTTTAACTGAAGAGCCAACTTCATGGCTTCTTTCATCCTATCTTCCCATTGAGATCTAGACATAAGATCAGAAGAGAATCCTTCCATTGCCCAATGGCCAATCCTATTACAGTCTTCAGTTGTTAAAAGATCTGCAATATTAGGAACATCGATAATATCTTTTATATTTAACTTAGTATCTAAATTAATCAACATTTTAATATCCAGTTATACCACATCTACCATCAAACATTACTTCCTGAGTCTTATAATCATCCTCTTCCATAGACTCCAAGGAATCAGGTAATGACATTGACTCCAGTTCCAGTCCGATCCAACTTGCTGCATCAACACGGTCGTCATGCTCACCTCTAGGGAATGTTGTCATTTCATCAAAAAAATCTGGATACCATTCTGAATCTTTATCACAGATAACACCACCTGCACGCATTCTAGCTTGTAAAGACCTAGCCCTTGCTTGTTTATCTTTTGTAGGCGTTCTTCCGATAACGTTTATAAACATTCCTCTACGGAACATTTCAGAATTCAAAAATGGTCCTATAGATTTCTTTATAGCTCCATCCTCCGCGATAAAAAGTTCTGGATGGAAAGTCGAATGAACATCGAACATTTGTTCTATTATATCTAAAGAATCCCAACGACCAGCTCTACAATCTACAAAAACTAGTCTTCCATCTTCTAAAAGACCTGCTGTTAAAATAGCCGTCCTATCAGCTCTTTGACTTTGAGATATAGCAAAATCTATACCTGAAAAGAATTTCATTGGTTTTGCTCTATCTTCCTCTCTCCAACCTACAAACCATTCTGGTCTAAAGTATTTATCAGTATCAGCGATAGGAATGTTTAACATCTCCTGAGAGTAACCGCTAGGGTTATTCCTATTTGTATACTGTTGTCTTAAAAGTCTCAGTCTTTCTTCAGGAAACTTTTCTGGCCATAAGATATTAGAAAAGTCATCAAATCCCGCATGAGCTCTATAACAACGAGAAAGCCAAGTAGAATCTTTAAGTAGTCCACTTAATAAAGAATCTGCGTGTAAAACTGTTCCAAAAACTCTGAATAAACATTTATCAGAACCTATTGGTAAAAGAGCTGAGGTGAACCAGTTAGATAAAGACTCTCTGCGTTCTTTAGACCTAACGGCTTCATCTTCTTCCAGGTCGTCTATAACAACTAGGTTAAGACGCTTTTGTCTCCATTTAATACCTCGTAATTTCTGCCCAGCACCTTTCGCTACGATCTTGAAAATCCGCTCACCTACATGACAAATTATCTCAGCTTCATTGTCTTTAGTTAAACCATGGATATTAAAAGCCTCTATTAAAGTATCATTCTCAGTTAGTTGAATTCTTATATCCTGAAGATGATCTATAGCCTGCTTTTCAGTCGCAGAGACTATCATTACGAAATCATGGAACCCAAAACATACAGAAGCCAATATATAAGAAAGCGTTCCAGCTGTACTTTTAGCATGACCTCTAGGGGCAGCTACAACAACGAATTGATGTTTCTCACAACAGAGTTTCCATAACTCTTTATGGAAGTCAGGAGTTTGTTTTGGGTTATCAAACTTATCATGTAAGAAAGCTTTTACAAAACCCTCTAAAATATCCGCATCAAAAGGAATGTCATACTTCTCATTGACAAACCTAAACGGCTCCTTTTTAAGAGGTCTAGCCATTATTCTTCTTCAGAATTATTTGATTCAATTAAAGAATCATCTAAAGATTCTGCTATAATATTTTGATTAACAACATCTATTGGATCTTTGGACATGTCAGTAATGTTCTTAGCCTTTAATGCGATTGCTAGATTTAAAAGCCTTTTCGCCTCATTCGAAACTATACCAGTCTCACTCTCTTCAATTTCTTTCTTCTTTGCAAAGATCGCCGTAGCAATTAAAGCCAAGTCCTTAGCAGGTATAGGTACGTTTCTTAACTCCTTATCCTTCCAAACCATATCACCATTATCTAAACGATTCTCAAGCTCCTCTAAAGACTTACCTAACATATTAGTAAGCTTTACCTTTAATAAAGCCTTCGTCTCCCGTTCCATGATCTTTAACTCTTCCTGGAACCAAGGAGTTCTAATAAGTTCACAAAGATCTTTGTAACAAACCTTCCTATTCCTAGCTATCTCACTTAAGTTACCAGTAACATAATAGTCTCTAGCACAAGTAAGTAACTCATCCTCACTCATCTCATGCATTCTCTTACCGCCAATAACGTTAACGGGGACAGTATTGTATTTACCGTCACGAAGAAGCTTTCCTCTTTTTTTCACTAACATATTGCCTCCAAAATGGAATTATAGAAAAAATAGCTGAAATGGGAAAGTGGGCTATATGAACTTTGCGCGGGTTTTGAAATTTACCCCCCCCGGTACTCTCATAACTCCATCAGGAGAACGTCAGCTCAGCGCACAGAGTACCCCTCGATCTATCCAGAAGAACATTCGTTCGATGACGGCGAAGGCTGTCACAAGTTGACGCTGAGCGTCACATCTACCGAACCAGTCAAACTAAATCACATACAAATCAATGAGTTAATACTTGGCATGACTGATGCATGTATATGTATGTAGCGCAAACAACAGGAGGATGTGTGAGCTTATATACAGTGACTGGGAGACTGATACATGATGGAGATACGTCTGGCACGACTAGGCTAGATGTACTGGCGGCTATTGAGGAAGGGAAGAGCCTGCGCGATGCTGACTTGAGGAACCTGCACCTCAATGATGTAGATCTTAGTCATCAGGACCTGACTGGCGCGGATCTCCGAGGTGCCAATCTATCACGGACAAAATTGAATGGCACTGTCCTGACTTGTGCGCGACTAAACGCGAACATTGACAATCTGCGCGATGCCTACCTGGACGAGATCAAAATCGACTACTATAGGATACTCAATAACACCACAGATACAGAGCGCGTCGTCCTAATCTCTGCCCTGAACGATGGTCTGTTCGATGGTCGCGCTTATTACGGCGAATGCTCGTGCATCATTGGGACCATAGCGTCTATGCGTGAATGTAGTTATGACGAACTTGACAACATAACACCAGACGACCAATGCCCAATCGAGACATTCTGTAAAGGCATCGAACGCGGCGACACGCCAGACAATAACCAAATCTCAGCACTGTTAGTCGAATGGACAAAAAACTTCGACGAACGAAAATAGAGCCAATAGGCCCAAAACTACGATACATCTGCTACTGTTTGTTAGTCCTTCGACACCACATCGTAGAGCTTAATTGACTAACAACGTGATTATAGTACCATCTCAACAGGAGGGCAATATGTTTGTGCCAACTTTCCGCTTCAGGGCCTTCAGGGGCGAAAAACTCAAGCAACACAAGTGCTTAATCGACAAGAAAGGGCGTCTCTGTGTCTATGACTTAATAGCTGACCAATACACTCACCTGCACGACACATCGGACGTAGATGTCGCCCGCGTAAAAGATTACGCCGCCTCAATCAAGAAGATAACAGCATGAAAAACTTAATGTTTATTTTGGACTTCATTGTTTGTTCAATCGGACTTGTCCTTGTTTCAATAGGCTTCTTGTTGTCAGTGTTCTCAAAACTAGGGGTAACAATAGGAGATTTATTCGAAAAGTCCGGTCTTGCTATCATCGAAGTCATCGACAAAGGAAACCATCATGATCCACGCAAATGACACACACGTCCTCATAGACGAGCAGGGAGTCGCCGTACTAAGCGGTTCAGAAGCCGAAATGCGCGAATATGCCGATGAAATGTTGCGTTTAGGACACACTCAACACTGTATCAGGACTATAGACGAGCACGCCTATTGGGATTGGTCCTTTGTCGATTGGGGGGATTAATGCCTATTACTGAACGACTTACCTACCTTATAGGTGCTTGTTTAGTCGCATATCCTCTCGGAGTTCTATTAGGAGTGTTGTATTTTTGACACATGTCGGATTTCAGACACATGCATTAGGAAAACTAATGTGTAATGCAGTGCAACATTAGAAAGGGTCTAATATGAAGAAACGTGGTTACGCGATATGTAAAGTATTCCACCTGTCAAAAAATTGTTGCATAGAACGATACTGGACTGGCCATGGTTGGGCTACTGCTACCAACAATCAGTACACATCACTAACTAGTGCCAAACAGGCTGGATCACAAATACATGCAGATGATTGGTTCGTCCGAGGCCCAAAAGGCGGCCTCTATAAACCATAACCATGGACGCGTTACCGGCAAAAGCCCGCCAGAACTATATTCCACCAAGACAGGCTGGCTTTTATCTAATAAAACACCTTAACAATCAGTATTTTAACACAAAGGAGTCAAAATGTCTATTGCAGAAAATATCGAAGAACTTATAGAGGCCGGCTATGGAGATCAAGCGTACCAAATGGCCAATTCAGAAGCGATTTGGATTGAACGATCGGACGAATCCATCACATTCGGATTCGCCGACGATTCGTCCATTGAACTTGCCCTTGCCTTTCACCATACCCTTCAATAGGATGGCAAAATGAGCTACTACATTGTAAGTACAAACTATGTTGGTCCCAATGGCGACCAATTCTGTGACTCTGAAACATACACGATAACGACGGAACCGCCACGGACCAATATGGGCGGCGAAATTCTCGCCAATGGTTGGCTTGGTACAACGAATGACTGGTCTCACCACGCACATGGAGAGTTCGACTCAGAGGAGGAGGCTCGGGCAGCGATTTACGAATTGCTCGGTGATGATTGTCGTGAATTCGCCCCCTGTGAGGCAAATTATACGCCAAACGGCGCTCCATACATGGAAGTCGCCTGTTTTTCGGTTGGTCGCTATGAACAGGCTGACAAAGAGACCTCCTGCAACTGGTGTTATTACTCGATTAAAAATGACGTGTCTGCAAATACGATGGATGAGGAAATAGAGAAATTGTTAGACCAATACGAGCATGATGCAAATTGTTCT